AGGACTTACAATTCCAAGACCCATTATCAAGACGGTACACCAACGACGGTCAATTTTTATCGGCCGTTTCGGCATACTTCAGTCTTGGAATGGACCTTCCAAATGAGGAAGAATCTTGCGAATTGCATGAGTGTGAAAACAATCGCTGATATGAACTCATTGAATCCGTATCAGCGTTCCATCCTTGGTTCGATTCTTACGAATCGAACCAATTTTAGAAGGTAAGGATTTCCCTTGCTTTCAACATTCATTGTACCAGGAGTCGTCTTATGCTACCAGATCCGGTTACCGTGGCCGCTTCCGCACCAACACCCGTACTCACCTTAGCGGTGGTACGAAGTGATGGTTACGGATCAGAACGGGTGGATACCGGTGGTGCTGGATACAGCGTCATCATCAACCATTCGAAAGGGAAGAATGGCAATCGACACTACGTGCAAATCACGCAGACTGTCGATGCTACCGACCCCTACTCTGGCCTCGTCAGGAAGCAAGTTGCTTCCTGTTCGTTCAGCATTTCCCGTCCTCCGTTTGGCTTTACGGACGCCCAGATTGTGGCGCTCGCAAAGGCTCTCTCGGATTTCAGGGATGATGCTGAGGTGACAACGACGAAGCTCATTCAGTTTCAGTCTTAGCTTCCTGTGCCTTACTGGCGTAGGAAGGCCTCACCACGTCCGTTTAGATACGGCGTAGAAAGGAGATATGGTGCTATGGGTGAATTGCCCACAATACCACATCTTAAGCTGATTCTAAGTGTTTTGGCGACTATGCCTCCCCTTGCCACTGAGTGGGCGATGAACTATCCAGTTCTTCGCTTTCTTTGGGGTGTCGGGAAAGCATATGTCGTTGCTTCGCCTCAATAATCAGCAATTCCGCTGGTAGGGTCTATTACATAAGACTTGGAATACCAACCTCAAGGAGGTAGTATGAAAAGTCCAATAGAACTCCTACGAAGCCTCTGGTTAGATATCCAGAGGTTAGAACCTGGTGTGAAAGGGCTCGGTCGTGATTTTGAAACGATCGAGCAGAGGTTCAAACATGAGGGCTACGGTTTCCTTGCCGTAGCCTTACCTGCTTTTGGCGATGCTTTAACAAGAGCACTGTCAAATGGCAGATTCGTCTGTCCCGCTGGCTTTAAGTTAGCCAATGGGCAAGCAATCCCGGCATTTCTATCGGGTATGCTATACGAAGTGTTTGAACCATCGTCCGGACTGCTTAGAGAATGCCCTACTATGGGCGTGATAAAGCTCTTACGAGAAGTGCTTTATCTCTTTAAGAAAATTCAGTTAGGAGACGAAGTGAATGAAAAACTTCACAACGTAGCTGTCGCTGAATTTTTTGGGAATGACACTATAGCCGAAGATCATATTATTGATCAACGTGCCGAACGTCATCTCCAACATGTTGCGAGATATTTGCTTCCTACTCTCTGTAGTAGAGAGTTGGACACTCTTACCTTCAAACATGGTCCGGGTGCCGTTGCTGAAAAGGTAAAGGGTAACCAGAAATGGTCATTCCTTTACAAAGCCCTCACCTCTGAGGACTTCGATGCCGAGAAGTTAGGTTTCACTGATTTCATCTATTCGTCACAGGGCTTACAAGCTTTGGTGACTGATGTTTTCAGTGGTATCGCTTCTGGCAGCCTTAACAGTACCGGGACTTCTAGCAGCATTGCGAGACTCGTTTCGGTCCCGAAGAATTCTACTTCGGTCCGAACTATCACTGTGGAGCCTTTGCTAAAGCAATTTGTTCAGCAAGGTCTCAATACTCGACTTAGAGAAGAAATTCTCAAATGTCAAGTACTGAAGCAGTGTCTCGCACTTACCGACCAAAGCAAAAATCAAACACTTGCTTTGGAAGGCTCCCAAACTGACAACTGGGCGACACTTGACTTGAAGTCCGCGTCCGACTTATTGAGTCTAAAACTCGTTAAGTTGGTCTTTGGACATCATACTCCCTTCTGGGAGCAGATGGTCAAATGCCGTTCCGACCAAGTAGTCGATGGCAAGACGCCTCGATCTATTGGAAAGTTTGCCGGAATGGGTAATGCACTAACATTCCCTGTCCAATCGGTTGTTTTTGCTACAATAGCAATTGCAGCTATGTTGGACGCGATTGGTAGAAAGCCAACGAAAAGGAATGTAATGCACGCTGCTAGGCATGTACGCGTTTTTGGCGATGATATCATCGTTGAAAAGCTGCATGCTCATCAGGTGGTACACTGGCTTACTATGGCTGGTTTAAAAGTCAACCATAAGAAGAGCTTTCTAGAAGGAAACTTCAAAGAAAGCTGCGGAGTCGATGCATTTAGAGGAGTCAATGTGACCCCTCTTTATCTACGATTCCGTCCAGACAACTCTTCACTCGAGCCAAAGTCTATTGCCCATTTAGTAGCGTTTAGTAACCAAGCTTGGTTACGAGGACTCTACCATTTGAGCACGTGCGTGAAAGACGAAGTGGAAAGGCGCCTTAGGAAGCGTCTCCCACTTGTATCCTCACGTTGCGAGGGCCTTGGGTGGGTTAGCCGACAAGATTCTTACGCTCCACAGAAGTGGAACGTAAAGTTACACAGGTTCGAAGTAAAAACCTGTGTATTGGTCCCTTTGAAAAGAAAGGACCACCTTGAAGGTTGGCCTGCACTCTTGAAGTTTTTCTCTTCCTCCGAAGATCAGGAGGTCAATCTTCTGGAACATCTGTTCCCTAAGATCGTAATGGAGAAGCACTTACAAGAGTCCCAATTACGGTATAAAAACCGTATTCGAGTAAAGTGGGTGGCTGCGTAGTAATGCGCAGTTTATAAATCTCCAAGGACAAATTGTCTTTAGAGTCAGAGATGGCACAAACATTCACTCGAGGGCTAGTTGCCCCGTAGTTATGTTTGTTGTAAAATCCTTTAGGAGGTTCCTCACCGAACTTCCCTTCGGGTATTTTACTGCAGAG